GAAACACCTGGACCCGATCCTCGCCAGCTCGCCCGGCTGGGAGTCGCAACTCTACGGGTGGGCCACCCTGATGGAGCGCGGACAGATCGGCCGCTGGCTCGACGACACCAACGGTTTCGACGACGCTCCCGAGTCCTTGCACGTGGCTCGTGCCGTGCTGCAGGCGGTGGCGATGCCGCAGCCTGTGGTCGAGCCGGCCGACCAGGTCGAGACCGCCACGAGCCCGGCCCCCCGGCGATCCCGCAAGGCGATCGTCAACCGTCGCGAGGTTTGACCGATGCAGCTGGTCAGCAATCTCAAACTGGTGACGGGCCCCACGGTCGAGCCGATCAGCCTGTCCGACGCCAAGCTCCACCTGCGGGTGGACCACTCGGCCGACGACAGCCTGATCAGCTCGCTGATCGTGGCGGCTCGCCGCCTGGTGGAGGGCCGAATCCGGGTCGCGTGCGTCTCGCAGACCTGGGACTACGTCCTCGACGGCCTGCCGCTGGCCAGGATGCTGTGGCCCGACAACGGCGTGGCCCGCGTCGACTACACGATCCAGCTGCCGATCGCTCCTGTGCTGTCGGTCAGCTCGATCAAGTGGGTCGACTGGTCCGGCGTCATCCAGACGCTCGACCCGTCGGCCTACCAGGTCGCGACCGGCAACCCGGGCCGCGTGGCGCCCACGCCGTACGAGATCTGGCCCTGGCCTCGGATCGGGATGGAGGCCGTCACGATCCGGTTTGTGGCCGGCTACGGCAGCACCGCCGCCGCCGTGCCCGACACGATCAAAGCCGCGATGAAACTCCTGATCGGCCACTGGTACGAGCACCCCCAGGCGGTCGTCACGGGCACCATCGCCACCCAGTTGCCGCTGGCCGTCGAGTCGCTGATCGCCGCCGAGTCCTGGGGCAACTACGCATGAGCGCGAGCGACCGCATGCCGCTGTTGCTGCGGCACCGGATCGTACTGCAGCGTCCTGACAACACGATCAACTCGTTCGGTGAGCCGGTCCCCGGCTGGACCGAGGTGGCGACCGTGTGGGCCGAGGTCCGGCCCCTGAGCGGGCGCGAGGCCGAGATCGCCAAGAGCTTGCGCGGCAACGTGTCGCACTCGGTCACGCTCCGGTTCGATCCGGCCTGGCGACCCGATCCCACCTGGCGAGTCGCCTGGACCACCGGCGGCTTCGCCCCCAGCACCGTGCGGTATCTCAACGTCAAGGCCGCGCTCGACATGGGCGAGACGCACCGAGCCTGGCAGCTGGTCTGCGAGGAAGTCACCAACGGGGCCTGACCGATGGCCAAGTCTGTAGTCTCGACGGTCTCCGCTGGCGACAAGTGGTTCGACGTCGGTTTCGAGATCGAACTGCAGGACGCGGTCGAGCGACTCAAGGGTCTGGAGCCAAAAGTCCGCAAGAAGATCATCCGTCAGGCGATCCGCCCCGCAATGAAGATCGTCCAGCGGGACGCGATCGCACGGGCCCCGCGCGGCGAGTCGGGCTTGCTCAAGAAGTCAATCAAGGTCCGGGCCTTCAAGCGATCGCGAACCAAGATCGGCGTAAGCGTCTCGACCGCCAAAGGCTGGTTTAAGGGCGATGCGTTTTACGGCGGCTTCCAGGAGTGGGGCTGGAAACAGGGCAAGCGCTCGCTGGGCTCGATGCGACGGCACATCCCTGGCTTTGGCTACATGCAAGGCGCTTACGAATCCAAGGGCGACGAGGCTCGCGACGTCGCGATGACGGGAATCCTGCTCGCCGTCGACGAGGTCTGGAAGGGGAAATGACCGATCGCTGGCCCGAGGGCGAGACCATCGCCCGCCGGGAGGCCCGCCGCGCCGTGCGGCTGGGCTGGCCCGGCGAGCCCGACGACTGGCACCAGGATGCCCTGCTTGCCGCCTGGGAGGCTCACCGGAGCCACGACGACCACCGGGGCCCTTACCGACGCTGGATCGTCTGGACGGTCCGCCAGCGGCTCGTGGACGCCCTACGGCAAGCCAACCGCCGCCGGCCGCTCGTGGCAGCCGTGCGGGACGTGATCGACCACAGGGCCCCCGAGGACGGGCCCGGCTGCGATTACCGCGACCTGCTGGCCGAGCTGGCCCGGCACCTGACGCCCGCCGAGCGCCGGGTGGCCCTGGCCACGTTTGAGGCCGGCGACCACCGGCGACAGGCCGAGGTGGCGGCCGACCTGGGCCTGAGCCAGGCCCGCGTTTCCGGGCTCCAGTCCTCGGCGTTTGACACCATCCGACACGTTTCCAGGGGCAAACAATGGGCCAGCGCATAACCTTCACCCTCCCTAGCGACGAGCCGCAGCAGCACTACAGCTTCGCGTGGTCAGAGGCGCGGATCGTGACGATGGGCGGCAACACCCCGCCCGACATCGTGATCGGCTGCAACGTGCCGGGCACCGTGGTCCGCTGCTGGACCGATCACGCGATGCGCAGCGACGAGGTGGTGATTCGCTACGAGGGTCCGGTGCCCGCTCCCGCTCCTGCTCCCGCTCCCGCCGCTCCGACCAACACCACGCCGACCGTGGAGGGCTGACCAAGATGCCGCAAGCCACGACCTGGGACCAGTTGAGCTTTGAGCAGCAGGCCACCGTGGGCTACTGGCTGCGGACGTTCCGAGACTCGCTGGGTGCGTTCGCGCGGGCGCTCAATGTCGGCCAGACGACCAGCAACGTCTGGCGCGCCAACATCGAGGCGATCCTGGCGGGTCTGCCCGACGCGACCGAGATCCCGCTGTCGGACCCGTCGCAGGGCCAGCAGCGGCTGACCGTGGGCCAGGTCCGCGCGGCCGTGGCGGCAATGGCCACGGTGAGCAACCCCGGCCCGGCCGCCGTGGGGAGCTACAACACGCCCGACCAGCGATGGGTCTACGAGGTGGCCGCTGGCCTGTACAACACCATCCAGCAGGGCCGCTGAGGCGGGAGGTGAGCCTTGGCGATCCAGACTCTGGGCCGGGTGATCTGGCCGGACCCGTACCCGTTCGGCGCGCACGGCGGCTACGCCAACTCGGCCAACCTGGGCCTTGACGCCACCACCACGAGGGTCGCGCACGTGACCCCGATCGACCGCGCCGGGTCGATCGTGGGCGTGACCCTGGCCACCTCGACCGTCACCACGGCTGCGACGGTCCGGGTGGGCGTCTACACCCTCGACTCCAACGGCCTGCCCACGTCGACCGCATACGGCGGCTGCGGCACCGCGACGTTCACGCCGGCCGCGAACACCACCTACACCCTGACGTTTGGCACCAGCGGCACGGGCACGCGGGGCGACGTGGCGGCGATCGTCGCGGAGTGGGACAGCACCACCGGCAGCATAGTCCTGGGCGGGCCCAGCACCAACAGCAGCGGCACGTGGACCACCCCCTACTGCGTCCGGTTCACGTCGGGCTCGTGGGCCAAGGTCGCCGGCACATACATGGGCATATCCGCCGCCCTGCGGTACAGCGACGGCAGTTTCGGCGGCATTGCGTGCTGGCCCTCGACGGGGGGCCTGGCCATCACCTCCTACAACTCCAACACCGCCGGCGCCGACGAATACGCCCTGGGGTTGATTACGCCGGCCGCCATCCGGGTGGCGGGGATCTCCCCCATCCTGGCCACGTCGGCCGATTACGAGGCGATCTTGTACGGGCCCACCGGCGCGCTGGCCACCCTGTCGGTGGCTGGCGCGCAGGCCAACAGCGGCGGTGGGGCGTCTGCGCGTTATCTCATGTTCGCCAGCCCGGTCACGGTGCCAGCCAACACCTTGATTCGCGCGGCGATCCGGCCGACGACCACCACCAACATCTCGCTGCGTCGCATCCCGGTGTGGTCGGGCGGCAATGGACTCTGGGGTCTGCCTGCTGACGCTCGCGAATCGACGCGGGTCGACCAGGGGACGTGGTCCGACGTGCAGACCAGCCTGCCGCTCATCGGCCTGATCCTCGACGGCGCCGACGACGGGGCCAGCACCGGCGGCCTGATCCTGCCGCGAGCCATGCACGGGGGGTACACGGCATGAAGCGCAAGATGTCGGCCGGGGTCGCCTCGGTCACGCTCCCGATCTTTGTGCAGTCGACCGCCAGCACCACGGGCGCCGGCCTGGCCGGGCTCACGTCGGGCACCTCGGGCCTGGTGTGCGAGTACCGCCGTCAGGGCCAGAGCACCTGGACCGCCGTCACGCTCTCGGCTGGCACGCTGGGCACCTGGGCCTCGGGCAAGATCGTCGCCGATGGCGCGCTTGACGGCGCCTATGAGCTCGACTTGCCCGATGCCGTGTGTGCCAGCGGCGTCCGCTGGGTCGCGGTGCGGCTCCGGGGCGCCGCCAACATGCTGCCGGTGCTGATCGAGATCGAGCTGGACGCGGTCAACTACCAGGACGCGACCCGCTTCGGCCTGTCGGCTCTGCCCAACGCTGCGGCGGATGCCTCGGGCGGCTTGTACATTCGGGGCGGAAACGGCGTTGTGCTGGCGGCTGCCCAGACCTGCAGCATCACCGGCAACCTGTCGGGCTCGGTCGGCAGCGTCACGGGTGCCGTGGGCTCGGTCACCAGCCCCGTCACCGTCGGCACCATCAACGCCAACGTGGTCAACGCCTCGGCCCTGGCCACCGACGCGGTCACCGAGATCGTCGCCGCGATCACGTTCCCGACGATCCCCACGCCACCCACGGTCAACGAGATCGTCACCGGCGTGCTGGGCAGCACCGTGGGCGTCGACACCCTCTCCGATCTGCTGATCGACATCGGAGCCGCAACGGTCGGCAAGGCCGCCGGCGCTGGCACCACGACGATCACGTTTGCCGCTCCGGGCACCAGCACCACGCGACTGACGGCGACCGTCGACACCAGCGGCAACCGGACGGCTGTCACGAGGGCGCGCTGACATGTTTCCCAGCAGCTACTTCGCGCCTGTCTACTTCGCTCCGCGCTACTTCCCCCGGCCGACCGGGGCGCCGGCGCCCTCGTACACTTCGCTCGAACAGAGCCTGGTGGCCGAGCTGCGGGGGGCCACGACGCTGGTGGCGCTGCTGGGCACCTACCAGGGCTCGCCGCGGATCTTCGCCGACGATCGGCCCCAGGGCGCGACGCTGCCGGCGGTGGTCTACGCGACCAGTGGCACCGACCGCACGGCGCACCTGGACGGCCGGGGCCGGGTGGCCGACGCCCGGGTCTCGATCGAGATCCACGGCAAGAGCCGCGCCGAGGTCCGGGCGATCGCCGATCTGGTCATCCCGCTGCTGTGCGACAAGGCCACGCCCTCCCGGCTGGGCGGCAGTGGCGTCGAGGTGCTGGAGATCCTGCTCGATGACGAGTCGTCCGGCTACGTCCAGGCCGGCGACGGCACCGACCAGCCATTCCGGTGGATCGTGCTCGAATACGCAATCCGGTTCCGCGAGGCCGTTTGACCTGAGGGGGTCCGCACATGCCAGCTGAAGTCATCATCCCCGGCAAGGGCACGATCCTGTCGATCGAGTCCGCCGTCGCCAACACCTACACCACCATCGGCCAGCGAGTCAGCCTCGACGGGCCCGACGGCGAGTTCGGCACGGCCGAGACGACGCACCTCGACTCAACGGTCCGCACCCGCCGATCGACGATCGAGGACCCGGGCAAGCTCTCGGGCAAGCTCTACTACGACCCCAACGGCGACAGCCACGACTACCTCAAGGGCAAGTACGGCTTGGTCACGAACTACCGACTGGTCTTCGCCGACGGCAAGACCACGCCCGCCCGCGCCACGTTCCCGGGCATCCTGATCAAGCTCAAGCCGACCGGTATGGAGGTGGACTCCAACCTTGAGGCCGACTTCGAAGTCCAGATTGCCGGCGCCATCACCTGGACCAAGGGCAGCTGATCGCCATGACCGACGCCGTCCTCTCGTTTGCCGACCGCGACGCCGTGCTCGGCCTGTCCATCGGTCGCGCCGCAGACTCGCGGCGTGAGCCGGTGGACGTGCCCGGGCTGGCCGCTCCGGTCTTCGTGCGCCAGCTGACCATCGGCGAGTTCGGCCGCGTGCTCGAGCAGGTCCGGGCCAAGCCCGGCCGCGAGAACGCGATCTGGATCGTCGCCGCGGCGTGCGATTCGGCGGGCCGTCGCCTGTTCGTCGACGACGATCTCGACGCGGTCGATCGCCTGCCGGTCAAGGCGGCCCTGGCCATCGTGCAGGCGGCGATCGGCCTGAACGACTTGACCGACGCGACGGTCGAGGCCGACGCAAAAAACTGAGCGACGACCCGGTGGGCCTGCTGGTCTGCCGGGTCGCTCTCGCCCTCGGCAAGCACCTGCACGAGGTCGAGGGCCTGCCGCTGGGCGAGCTGCGACGCTGGGCCGCCTACGACCAGGCCGAGGGGCTGCCCGATCCCTGGATGCAGGCCGGGGTGGTGGCTTCGCTGCTCTACAACGCCAACCGAGGCAAGGGCCAGCCCGCCCTGTCTCCGGCTGACTTCACGCCCGGCCGGCGGGGCAAGGCGCCCGCCGCAGCCACCGGCACCGTCGAGGCCAACATGGCCGCGCTCGGCGGGTTCCGCGCGCCCCAGGAGTAGCCGATGGCCATCAGTGGTTTGATCTCGATCCTGATGCGGGCCGACACCCGGCCCCTGGCCCGGGGCGCCAAGGATGCCACCGGCATCCTCCAGCGCATGTCCGGCCAGATGCGGCTGATGAACACGCTGCAAGTCGGCGGCATGGCGTTCAACGCGATCCGATCGGGAGCCGGCGCCGCCAGCAGTGTGATCTCCCGCATGGTCAACGCCGCCAGCGATCTGAACGAACAGATGAGCGCCACCGGTGCGACGTTCGGGGGCTCGTCGTCGACGATCATCAAGGCGGCCGAGCAGCAGGCCAGCGCGTTCGGCATCGTCAAGAGCGAGTACCTCGAAGCCGCCAACGGCCTGGGGGCGATCTTCAAGGCGAGCGGCCTGAGCGAGCAGGCCGCCGCGCAGATGAGCGTCAAGTTCACGAACCTCGCGACGGACCTGTCGTCGTTCCGCAACCTGGATTTCCCGGACGCTCTGCAGAAGATCCGGGCCGGTCTGGTGGGCGAGGCTGAGCCGCTGCGGACCGTGGGCGTGCTGCTCTCGGAGGGGGCCGTCAAGTCCGAGGCGTACCGCTCCGGGATCGCCAAGACGGGCCAGGAGCTGACCGAGGCGCAGAAGGTCCAGGCCCGCGCCGCGATCATCGCCCGCCAGCTCTCCGACGCGAATGGCGACCTGGCCCGCACCGCGACCGGACCCGCCAACGCCATGCGAGCGATTCAGGGCCGGGCAATCAACATGGCGGCCGACTTCGGCCGGGCGATCCAGCCGATCACGCAGGCCATCCTGGGTGGCGTCAACATGGCACTGGCCGACATGAGCGGGGCGCTCAGCAGCAGCACCGGCAGCATCAGCCAGTGGGCCCAGCAGTCCATCAAGGCCGGCGGCTTCGTCAACAACGCGATCAAGGCGATCGGCTCGGGCCTGGCGATGCTGGCCGATGGTGCGATCCTGGTCCTGCAGACCTTCTCGGCGGTCCTGAGCAAACTGCTCAACGGGCTGTCCAGCGTCTACTTCATCGGCGGAGCGTTCGAGGGCGCGGCAACCGAGTTCGCCAACCTGAACGGCATGGTGCAGCAACTTCAGGGGCCGGGCAATGCGATCCGATCGACGTTCGACAAGATCGCTGCCAGCACCGCAAACATGACGGTCAACGCCGAGACCGGCGCCAGCGCGATCGCCGACACCGGCTCGCGGGCGATGGAGACCGCCAAGGCCGTCGACGACTTGAACAAGAAGCTCGACGACCAGGTCAAGTACTTCGGGCTTGTCGGGGCGGCCGAGGAAGTGGCCAAGCTCCGCGACGCGGGAGCCAACAGCGAGCAACTGCAGGGCGCGGCGGGCAAGGCGCTGCGACTCCGCGAGATGGAGAACGCCAAGGGCCTGGCCGAGCGTCGGCAGGAGTCGATGGTCGAGCGGATGAAATCCCCCTTCGCTGGGCTGGCTCGCGCCGGCTCGCGGGAAATGTTCTCGCTGGACCTGTTCGCGCGGACCGGTCAGGGAGGGCAGGCCCCCGACAAGGAGACCGCGAAGAACACCCGCGAGACCAACCTGCTGCTGGCGCAGCTCAAGGCGATCCTGGCCAACCGGCCGGCGCCGACGACTGAACTGGCAATGGTGCCCTGAGGATAGACCATGCCCACGATCACCGAGCTGTGGGGTCGATCCGGCGAGGTCGACTCCCTGGGTCGCTTTGCGTTCACGCGCCGGTTCCGGGTGCTCGCGGAGAACCGCAAGATCGGCCAGAAGCAGATCCTGGCCGCGCTGGCGGCTGCGCCCTGGTACGTCCGCATCGGGCAGGCGTGGCAGCTCGGCTCCTCGCTCGACTCGTGGTACGAGACCGCCAACGTCTACTGCACGCGCATCAGCGTGGAGTGCTCGGCCGAGGAGGACGGCACGGCGTGGTACGCGACCGCCTCGTGGGAGCCGGCCCAGCTCGACATGCTGACCGCCAACGCGATTCCCTCCGACCCGACCGCCGCACCGATCCTGATCGACTGGGGCGAGTGGTCGGAGTCGTTCGCGCTCTACCGCGACAAGGACGGCAAGATCCTGGTCAACACCGCCGGCGACCGGTTCAGCGAGCCGATCGACAGCGAGCGGCACTATCCGATGATGACGGTGCGCAGGAAGCAACGGACGTTCGACGCGCCGTACTACGCCGATTTCAAGGACGCGGTCAACTCGGCCACCTGGGTCGTCAAGGGTGTGACGATCCCCGCCCGCGTGGCGAAGTGCGTGAGCATCACCGGCCAGCCCGAGTGGCATCAGGACTTCGGCATCTTCTACGACGTCGCGTTCCAGTTCGCCATCAGGGATGAGGCCGCCTGGACCGACGTCAAGGGCGCGAGCTACCAGGGCTGGGACGTCCGGGTCGCCAACGTCGGATACCGGTACAAGGCGACCGACGGCAAGCTCTACTTCTTGACCGACTCCAACGGCGTGGCGGTCGAGCAGCCCCTGCCTCTGGACGTGGGCGGCACCGCGCTGCCGCTGCCGATCTCGCCGACGACCGAGATCCCGACGCTGGGGTTCC